CACTCCGGGCCGCAACAAGCGAAGAGCCTACAAGTGGCACGGGGCTTATGACATTGACAAGGACGGATTGCTCGAAGAGGTGGTTTTCACCGTTCACGTCGAGACGGAAACGCTTCTCCAGGCCGCCTATCTTGATGAGGTGCATCCGCACGGGAAACGCCCAATCGTCATTGGCAGATATACCCCTCGCCCGCAGTCACCCTATGGAAAAGGTGTGGCTGAATGGATCGGCCATCTGGACGACATCACCAATACCCTTCTGAACCAGTTCATCGACAGGGCGACGCTCATCAATGCGATGACCGGGGCTTACGAGTCGGATTCTCTTGAAGAAGGCCCGATCACACTCGAACTTGGAAAGCTCATCCCGGTTCCCGAAGGTGCAAGAATTACCTTCCCGACACTTCCAGATTATGGCCCCGTGTTCAGTACGCTTATACAGTTCATCGAGAGAAAGACCGAGACTGTTACCGGGGTGTCTGACGCTTTTCTTGGAAAGCTGAATCCAAGCTCAAGGGCATCCGCCGCCGAATTCCAGGGAACGCTCGGCGAAGGTGCGATGGGTTTTGAGATCAAGAACAGGCGGTTCCAGTCCGCCGCCAGTGAAATCATCACCATGATGTTTCAGCTTTACCAGGCATTCATGCCGGACGGATTCGAGATCAAGGTCAATCCCAAACTCGCGCAACAGATTCAACCGGGCCAAGGCCCTGGTGGGCCACCGCAACCGGGCCAAGGCCCTGGTGGGCAACCCCAGCCGGGAATGAACCCGCAAGAACAGCAAATGATGATGGCTCTTCAGCAAGGCCAGGGCATGAACGGTCAGGCGCAGATGGGCATGAGTCCCGAAGAGCAGATGATGGCCGCTACACAACAAGAGCCGGGAGGCGGCGGACCTCCGCTTGCCCCGCAAGCCAAAATGGGCCTTGGTATTCCGCCCCACCTATCGGGACAGCAACATCCGCTAAATCCATTCAGGGAATTCACCCGCGAGGAGATCAGGGGCCAGTTTGATTTCCGGTTCCTTGGCGACCCGGTGTCCGGGAACAAGCAACTGAGAATGCAACAGTCAATGCTTCTTTCCCAGAGCCTTCTTCCGGTGCTTGCACAGGTCTATCCACCCGGAGTGGTCACATATATTCGGTCAATGCTCCATGATTTCAATAGAAAAGACGCAGACGAGATTCTGCCGGATAAGGTAATTCAACTGCTGGAACAGCAAGCCCAGTCAGCGAGCCAGATGCAGGAACTCCAGGCTCAACTGATGAAGGCCGAGGCACAGTTGGAGCAGGCGAAGGGACAGGCCGAGATCGAAGTGAGCAAGGCCAATGTTCAGGACATCATCGCCCGCGCACAGGAGAGGATAGCAAGGATAAGAATGGATCTACAGGCGGGCGTTGCGGATATTCAGCTCAAGTCCCAACAGATCAAAAAAGCTGTTGTTGATACGGATGCCGTGGATGTGGCATCTTTCAACGCCCTAAACCAGGCGGGTCGGGAGGAAATGAATGGAACTGCCAATGGAGGGCCCGCCCCAGTTCCGGGACGACGAGCAGGGGATACAGGCCCGCCACCTGTGGAATATGAAGAGGACACCGGGATGGGAGATTTTGAAGTTCCACCTGAATAGAGAAATTGAATACGTGGAACGGCAAGTGATGAAAGCGGAGGTTTCAAAGGGAACGCGGGAATTCTATGCAGGGGAAATGTTTTTCGGAAAGAAGAAAATCTTTCAGTGGTTGGAAAAGGGAATTGAGATTGGAAAACAAGGATCAAGGGGAGAATTGAAAGATGGCTGATGATGTGACTGAACCCGAAGCCCCCGAAACGGGAGAACCGGAGGGTTCACAAGGCGTCGAGGACACGCCTTCCCAACTACCTGAGAGCCCTCCAGAGGAGACGACCTCTCAGGAAACAGAGGAAGAAGTTCTCATTGGCGGGCGGTTTCGGCCAGACCAAGTGACCGAGATCGATGAGACCATCCGGTATGCTGACCGGCAACGACAGGAGAATTCAGAACTCAGGGCGCGCCTGGAACAAGTCGAAAGAAACCAGGCTCCCCAGCAGGAACCACGAGAGCGAACACCCGAAGCGGAGATTGCCGACGTAAGGGCCATGTTCGAGGCGGGCGAACTCGCGGAAGTGGATTATCTGGAGCATCTGTCCGACATCAAGGACCGCCAGCGGCACAAGGTTGACGCTTATGCACGACAAGCCTATGCCATACAGGAACGGGCCAATACATCACTCCAGTCCGAATACCCAGATTATGCAACTGCTGGCACATCTCAGAACGAGGAAACAGTTCGTTTCATGGGCCAGTGGTCGCAGGATTACGGTGAGGACTTGAGCAAGAATCCAAGGGGTGCGGCTATTGTCAAGAAGCACCTGGATTCCGTGTTCGGAGCCAAGGAAGCAGAGGTTCGCGGTAGGCAAAACGAATCTCAGCGCAGACAGCGGGTTTCCCGTCATCTGGATGGAGTGGATCGTGTTGGTGGGTCCAAGGAACCGGACGTGCCGGACTTGGTTCTCAAGGGGGGTGTAGACCGAGATATGATGAAAACCCTCGGATACGACCCCGATAGCCAGGAAGATCTCCGAAGGTTTGCCGGTGCGGCGGCTCCGGCGACTATGGAGAGGATGTTTAAAAATCCCGAGGCTATGGTAGGCCGATGAGGTCTCGCGGCCCGAATGCCGAACGCGATGAGCCTTACCGAATAAAGTGTTCGGTTTGTGGGTTCTCGGGAATTGACCTCCGCGTCCAATCCGTGGGGGGGTCGAGTACGGACACCGGAAATACGGATGGAACGGCGAAAGATCCGGTGACTGTTCCTGCCGACAACCTTGGGGTTACTTCCGTTGCAAGGGCGACGGTTCAGTCTTCATCGAACTGCCCACACTGCGGAACGAATAACTTCATTGATGGATCGCGGAGACGCTGAAATGGCTATTCCGGTAAAGCCACCCACGCATATCAGCCGGAAACTGGTGGAAATGATCTTCAGGCTGATGCCGCTGGTTGGGCGTGGAAAGATGGCTGGAACCAGGGTGGACGATAGAATAGACCTCCGAATGCCCGTCTATCTCTGCGAGCTTTGCAATCGGAAACGGCTCAAGGCGCGAGGAAATGCGTATGGGCTTGTGACCGACGTAACCGGAAAACCAAGAACAGCCTACACCAGATGCACGGCTTGTAATGCTGATTTCAGTATCTGTCATCAGTATTACCCCGAAGAGAAGTTTCGGAAAGTCCATGCGCCCTGGTTCGGGTTGAAAAAGCCTCAAATGAAAGAGAACCGGGCAAGGCCAGCAACAGGCTTGCTCACCTCGGGGGATATCCCTGTTCGGCGAAGGAGATAAGGATGGAGTATTCAGGTGCTTTAAGTGGTGGTACGGCCCCTTTGGTCGCTACCTTCAAAGCGGGTGAAACCTTGACGGCTGGGCGCGTGGTCAATAGTGAGACTACCGCTGGGACGGGTCAACTCGAAGCCGCTACCGCGACTGGATTTGTTGATTGCATGGGAACGGTCATGGCGGTTGGTGGCGGTGTCGGTGTTGGAAGAAACATCGGATCGCTTACCTATTCAACCACACAGGGTGACGCGGAAGGGCTTGCGGATGTGAATTGCGATCCCCACGCCATCTACCGTGGGCTTCTGAGTGGTGGTGCAACGGCGAATACCGCGTTGCAGGATCTCATCTCGACCTCCGCAGACACCAATGGACTGACCATTACCGATGCGGATGTTGGGACTGCCACGATGGTGAATGGGACCGCTTGGCTGGCTGGCAACAAGGACGAGTCGAGAGTAATCGTCACGTTCAACTCGGCTACCAGCATCGTGGTCACGGTTCCGTTTTCCCAGGACATCGGGACAACGGAGACTTACCATTTCACTCCGATGTGTCCTGGCCGGACTGCGGCTGTCCAGCTTACGTCCACCCTTGACCAGATTAACTCTGCGATTGCGGTGGGAACTGGTGGGACGGCTCGATGCCAGAGTGTTGAACTCGATGGCGCAACAAACAGCTTTGCGAACATCGTTTTCTCGAATCATTACTTCAGTCCGATTGACTGATAGTCGGGAAACAATCTGACTTGCCAAGGTCGCTCCCTGGCAAGAACATCGGGATAAGGGGCCACTCGGGGCCGAGTACCTGGGTGGCCCCTTTTTCTCGTTATAAACCAGGAAGGAGATTAGCATGGCCGTACCGATGACAGCGGGAAGCCATCCAGATCTGCTGGATACCCGTTTCAGAGAAATCTTAATGCGGTGGACTGAGCCACCTGACGCGATGTTGCCGGAATTCTATACGGTGAAGACCACCACGAAGGCGGATGAGCGGCAGTCGCAGATGGAGCCGTTTGGTCGTCCGAGTGAGTTTGGCACCACCAGCAACCAGTCAATCACGTATCAGTCCCAGTCACAGGGATACGATGTGATTGCCACCCCCCGTGAGTTCGCGGGCGGTTTCCAGATCCAGCGGAAGCTGATGCGGGACGATCAATATGGTGCTATCGAGCGTTTGCCGACTCTTCTCAGGGATTCCTTCCAGGATCTCGAAGAGCATAACGCTTCTCGGGTCTTCCGGCTTGCGTTCCAGTCGGACTCGTATTTTTACAGCCAGTCCGAGGCTGTTGCGCTTTGCTCGAACTCCCACACGACCAACAGTGGGACCAGCACCACGACGGGATTCGACAATCTGGTCACGACTGCTCTTTCTGCCGTGAACCTTATTACCATGCGAATCCTGATGTCGAAGTTCAGGAATCCAGCCTCGCTACGGATGGGCGGAATCAATCCCGATACCATCCTGATTCCGCCCGATCTTTATGCAACCGCATATGAGATCATTGCGGCGGCGGGGAAGGTTGACACCTCGAACAACAATCCCAACGTCCATCAGGGCCAGTATCGGCTCCTCCAGTGGGATTACCTGACGGGTGACGACAACAGCGAGACGAACAACTACTTCCTGATCGATTCTCGCCGGATGAAACAAGCCCTGACGTGGTGGAACCGCGAGTCGTTCGAGATGGAAATGTTCAACGACTTCGACACGATGGTCATGAAGGAACGCGGGTACGTCAGGTACGGTTGTGACTTCAATGACTGGAGATGGGTTGTTGGCGCACAGGTGTCATAAGGAGAGAGCCATGAAGCGAAAATTGTTCCTGGCGTTGGCTCTCCTGGCCGCATGGCTGGTATTGCCAACGATTGTATCAGCCGAGTGGACGTGCTTTTACCCGCCCGGAACCGGAACCGTCTGCTTCGGAAAATCGGTAGACTCAACTCCGATCCCGTACAAGATGGTCGAGGTGCCCCGTGCTGGGTCGAACAACTCTGGACTTGGTAGCGGAACGTATGATCGCTACTATTTCTGGCTCGGCCAAACACCCCCGCTGAACGGGGTCTTGCTTGTATCGCATCACGCAACGGTGGAATCTGGACTGGGTGCGGACGCGATCCGGCAAGGAAATGTGACGCTGGATGATTCCAAGGGAGTGGCGTGCATAACGGCTCAAGGGTGCCCGAACGATATTCCATAGTCAGCTATCTTTTGCATACGACAAAAGATGCGTGGACTTGTGTGGTTGTCGGGATACTCCTTATAGGGGTTCACTTCCTGGTCTGGTGGGGAGTCCTGCCGCAAGAAGGCAGGACTCCCCAGGAATCAGTTGGACTAATTACCTTTCTTGGCGTAAGGGGGCCAAGAGAGGTGTGGACGCTCACACTCATTCTGGTGGGATTTGGAGCATGGGTTGCGACAAAAAGTCTGTGGGCGGGTGCGCTGATCGCATGGATATCACTCATGTCAGCCTACCAGATCCTATGGGTCGGTCGCCCGTTCGTTTTTATCTTCTACGATACATTCTACGCAGTAGCACTGATATCCTTCTTCGTGTTTTCAAAAAGACTCCATGCAGAGATGATGGCAAGGGTTCTTCTGTTCATCGCGCTTATCAACGTGTTTTGGCTTCCACTGCAACACTGGGAAATTGACCCGATATGGCATCAGATTCGACCGGAAGAACTGAAACACAACTGGAGGTTCACGGGTTGGCTGGACAACAACACGAATCTTGTTCACTACCTGGCGATGACAATTCCGCTTGCATCGGTTCTGTCATGGTGGCTGGTGATCCCGCTGGCGATCCCGGTCCTGTTGGCTACAAAGACCCTTCCGATAGTGGCTGGAATCATCGGCGTGATCGTTGCGAAGCGTTGGTGGGCGAAGAGGTTTCGCCCAATAGTTCTCGCCCTGTTCGGACTCGCGGCTCTTTACATCGGGATACTGGACCCCCCGAGGTTCTCTGGGGACGGAGTGCGTTTGGCAGTCTTCAGGGATTCCCTGAAAGTTCAGGCGCAGTGCCCAAACGGTTTGGTTTTCGGGTGTGGGCCGGGAAGTTTCAAGCAGGTCTTCGTCCGGTGGTTGATCAAAACCGACCACAATCTCGGAACGGCATCAGTTCGGAATCGACAAACAGGGAAACACGTTCAGCAGAAGAGGTTCCCTACCCATACGGAAATATACCATCACCCATCCAGTGAACTGCTGAAAGCCGTATTTGAACTGGGGTGGCCGGTTCTATTTATCATAACTGGATGGCTCATGTGGATGTGCCGGAAGATTGCCAGAAAGAAGTCGGAGAAATGGACAAATGCTTACATGGGAGCCTCGGTGGTTTTCATGGTCACAATGCTCGGGTATCAACCGTTTGCGGTGGCTCCGCTGGCGGTATCGGGTTTAATGGTTCTTGGAATTCTCGAAGGGAGGATTGGTAAATGAGTACGGAAACAATCAAGAAACGGGGAAAAAGGGGACGGGCAATGTCTCCAGAACAGAAAGACAAGATTGCGGAAGGGATCAGAACCGTTTCTGCAAAGCATGAAGCCCAGACAAGGGCGCAACAACAAGCAGACCATATTTCCGGTGAAGTCATGACCGTGGAAGCCCCGATGCCGGTTCGATCTGCATTGGCCGACGTTCATGTTCCACAGGATGTTGAGCCAAAAAGCGCACCTCTCAGCCCTCAATACCTGAAGGAACTGGAGTCTGAGAAAACCCAGCTCGAAGGTTCCTTGTTGGGTGAGAGCGGGATGAAGATAAAGAACCAGTCGGATTTACAGGGACTTCCGGCTGGTGTCTTTGATTCGGCCCCGGAATTTGCCGCCAAGATTGATGAGGCTTCCGCTCGGAACCGGATTACGGAGATTGACAAGATAATTTCCGATGCCACGACCGTTGCGACATCTCCCACCCGAAGGGACTCCCTCAATCAAGAACTGAAACATCTTGAAAAGGAAGTGTCCGAGGGAATGTTGCATCAGAACGATTACTTCCTGCCTGACAGCAAATCCAAGAACGGGGTTCTTTTGCAAAACCACGGCCAGTACAACCTGGACTGGCACGAACACAACAGTTCGAGGATTTCACGCATCAAGCATTTGCGGCAGACCTTGGACCCGGAACGCTATCAGACGGACTCGACGTATCGGTCCATAGAGACCATCAGGCCGGGTGCGCCCGCGCTAAAGCGGTTCGAGCCGTCCTCGGCCAGCGTGATGATTCAGGGTTGGGAAGACCCCGGCCTTTCCGACACAGAAAAAGCTATCAGGATGTTCAAGAATCTTGACCCCGAGAAGATCGCCGAAGAGCAGGGGACCACGGTGGAAGAGGTTCTTCGTATTCAGGGGAAACTCTCAGAACCCGCTTCGGCATAACGGAGATGGTTTGTGCTTCTTAGAACTATCCTGACAAGAGTTATCGAGCAAATAGACAATCGGGTTAGTTCCTCGTTCAACACGGCGATTGAGATCAAGGCCCTTGAGGCCATTAACCGCCGATATAAGGAACTGAATTACCTGACGGGGAACAGGCGTGGTCTCCCGTGGATGTCAAAACGGTACACGTTCCTGACTACCGCTCCCTATAACACGGGTACGGTCACGGCAACGAATGCCTCGCGCACGATTGCGGGGTCAGGAACGACATTCACCTCGGCGATGGTTGGGCGTAAGTTCAAGCTGGCTTCGGACCAATCTATTTACATCATTACGCGGTTCGTCTCTACGACTTCCATTCAGATAGATCGGGCATTTCAGGGAACTACGGCTGGCACCCTGAACTACGACATCTTTGAAGATCAGTACGACATGCCAGCCGACTTCCACGCAGATATCATCATGTCAAACCCGAATTCAAGCGGTGGGCTTGAGAAGGAGGGGGTCTGGGATTTGACGAACGAGTTCCCGAACAATTCCTCGTTTGGAACCCCGCAACGATACACGATTGAAAGTTTCAAGTCTCGCGAGGGGGCGGTGACAACGCTCACGGGAACCATCACATTCAACGATGCCTCCAGAAGCGTGACGGGTTCTGGATCGAGCTTTACGACGGAACTTGTTCCCGGCGACATGATTCGCCACGTTGTAACCTTTGTCTCGGGGACAGAAGCCGGAACGCTCTGGCGGGAAGTAGACTCTATTGCCTCGGACACTGCGCTGACACTGAAACAGGCGTGGAACGGAACGACGGGGACCAGCACAACCTCTCAACGCCAGGACGGGTGGTTGCGGGTGAGGCTCCATCCGATTCCAGACGACGAGATTCTTCACACACTGAAATATATCCGGCAGTTACCGGATCTGGCGGACATGACAAATATCCCGGAAATGCCGGACCTCTACCATCCGGCTATCATCGACGGGGCATTGATTGATATGTATGCCGACCAAAGTGATCGACAGCGAGTCATAGCCCGCGCTGATTTTGAACGCTGGAAAGAACAACTGCGAAAAGATTACAGCCTTGGCACGCAGACGGTGAGATTGATTCCTGCGCTAACCAACCCAAGGGTAGGCGTCTGAAATGCCGTATTTCGATGAAGAGGACTTTGAGTTTTACAATGCATTGGATCGGCTCCCGCCACCCGTTCCGCAGGGACCGGGGCCGGGGGGGGACGCTTTGAGTGCGGTGTTTGAAGATCCCTATGTTCAAGAACCCTGGAGAGGCATAGGTAGGCGTATGGAGGAAAATGTTCCAGAGGATGCGCCTTGGTCTGGATCGGTCTTGGGCCGAGCAGGATCGACATTTGGTAAATGGGCTTCTGGGAGGTTGCCCCAAGCCCCGAGTGAGATCCCATCCATTAAGTTCGGGAGGCGTCCTCCCGACCAGCCCAGGAGTCCCCAGGCGAGTCGGCGTATTTCGGTTAAGTCGGTGGGTGGATCTGGTAGCAAAGGCCCTCAGACAAGAAATCAGCCGTGGACCGAGTATGGTCTCCCAGAGTCGGAGGATGCTATTCGTAAAGGTATGGCGCAGGCAAAACGAAAAGACGCCAAGGATTATCGAATATATCAGAAGAGGATGAAGGAAATTAAAAGAAAAGAAAGAGAGAATTTCCGGAAACGGGAGGCCTACCTCAAGAAGTTGCGTAAATATGAACAAGCGTTGCGTAAACGCTTGCGTAAACTTCTATCCAAACCGATAAGAAACGAGTGGGGCGATATTTTGGGTGAGGGGCCTTTTTAAGGGTAGGTGCTTGAATGGCACAGAAATTCACACAACCTGTCACGATCACCCTGAACCAGCCGATCCGCCCTCCGTTCGGCGCGGAAAGGCGTGTTCCTTTGCAGAACATGGTGGTGACCCGTGATGGAGGCCGCAAACAGCGGGGTGGTCAAGATCGTCACATGAGCAATGCGATCACAGATGCGACAGTCGTGAATGG